GCGGAATGCGGAAGGCATAAAGGATCAATTTACGCTTGCCAGCCGTGTGATACAGACGCAGTTCATGGAAGCCATGCTGCGGGTCATGAAAGAAATAGATTTCTCGACGTTAGCAACTGATGTGTTCAATATCGCGAAGAGTTTTTTGCAAGGCGCAGTGAATGCCAGTAAGTTTTTCGGCGTTATCGAGCGAAGCCAGATCGAGAAGAAAACAATAGAAATACAGAAGTTAGATAAGCAAGTTGATGATCTGCACAAGATATTAAGCGTCGGAGGCCGAACCGGAATCAGCGATAAGGGAACTCTCGCCTTATTACAAAAGGCGACTGAGCGTTCGCTGACACTGCGGGAGGAATTAAGAAAGCTTGAGGGGCCAATCGAACTTCCAAAAGTGATTGACCCATCCGCCATTGATAAAACGCCAAAACCAAAAGTTCTTCCGATTTCCGAAAAAGAACTCGGCATCTTTAAGATGGAAGAGTTTATGGATGACGTATCTGCGTTCGCGAATGATTTTGAATTCGAGATCGAGAAAACCAATGAGATCATCAAAGACATGGCAGTGAATGTAGACGCTGAAATGCAAAAAGCTGCGGCATCTTTTCAGCTACCCAAAACGCCACTAGAAGAACTGAAGGAAAAGGCACAGGACACATTTGGCGCAATGCAGGACATCGGCGCGAGATCAATCAACAGGCTCGAAGATTCGATTATGGGTGTGATTGATGGCACGAAAAGTCTGAAAGATGCCTTTGCTGATATGGCGACATCTATATTGAATGATCTGATTCGGATGCAGATACAGCAAAGCATAACTGGCCCTCTTTCTGGATTTTTGAGTCAAGGCCTCGGCAGCTTATTTAGCGACTCTGGCGCGACATTTACATCGGGATTTGCTGGCGCTCCTGCACAAGGATTCGCAGACGGTGGCGTCACATCATCCCGTCGCCCGTACATCGTCGGCGAAAAAGGGCCGGAGATGTTCGTTCCTAACATGACAGGCCGCGTCGTGCCGAATAATGCACTCGGCGGCGGTGCTGTTACGGTCAACGTGATCAATAACACTGGCGCAGAGACACGCACAGAAGAACGTGAAGGGCCGAATGGTGCAAAGTCGATTGATGTCTTTATCGATGAGGCAGTCGCTCGGAACATATCGACACCGGGCAGCAGGACAGGACGGGCAATGCGTAATTCATTCGCTGGTCTAAGCCCGCAGTTGGCTGGGAGATAACAAATGGCAAGCTGGCCCGGAACATTACCGCAAACGATACTCGCGACTGCGACACGCACTAGGCAATCTGGGCGCGTTCGATCAACTATGGATTCAGGGCCAGCAAAGCAGCGGCAGCGGTTCACTGCGGTCACGAAGAACTATGACGCGCAGATTATTTTGACCGGCGCACAATTGACGACTTTTAATACTTTTTATGAGACGACGATTGGCAACGGCACCGATTCGTTTACATGGACAGACCCGTTTACAGGAGCGTCGGAAACATTGCGATTCAGGGAAGACCCACAAGAGACCATTCTGAAGCCTGACGCGACGGCGGATGATCGTCTTTATTCGGTCACACTGCCTCTTGAAGTGCTGCCGTAATGGTATCGACAACATTCACGACAAGCGCATTCGCGCAAGAGACGACAGATGTCTGGCTGATCTTGCTGACGATAGACCATTCGACGCTATCTGAGCCGATCCGTGTCGTGAATAATACGCAGAACATCACGTCGAACAGCGAATTGTTCGTCGGCTTTCCGTTCGAGATAACGCTACCCGATAATCGTGAAGGATCACCGCCAAGAGCGCAGCTTTCTATTGATAACGTCAGCCGCGAAATCGGCGAGGCGATCCGGGTCATGGACAGCCCTGCATCTGTGAAGATCGACATCATCCGAGCAGACGCGCCAGATACTATCGAGATAGAATGGCCGTATTTCACGCTGCGGAATGTCAAATGGGATATCCAAAAAGTAACAGGCGATCTGACTTTTGAAGATTTCGCAACCGAGCCATTTCCTGCGTGCAAGTTCGTTCCGGCATATTTTCCCGGTCTCTTCTAATGATCGATGTCGATAACTTCATACTGAAGGCCATTGGCGTGCCTTTTGTCGAGCATGGGAGAGACTATGACGGCTGGGATTGCTGGGGATTGTGCATCAGGGCATACAAGGACGTGCTGGGTGTCAATTTGCCGGATTTCAGTTATACTGACACGCAAGAATATCGCGCATTGAGAACTAGCTTCGAAACACGCGCGGATGGTTTCTGGCAGAGATCGCAACCCGGAAATATGTCTGTCGCTTGTATCTATCGCAGAGGGCTTGTGATTCATGCCGGTTTATCGTTTGGCAAGAGAATCCTGCACGTCGAAAAAGGCATCGAAACGTGTTTAGAGCCAGCAAGCAGGATGAGGATCGAAGGATATTATGAACCAGCTTGTCACGCAGCCGCACCCATTTAAGCAAGAACGGGTATACTCCGTCGCTCCCGAAGGATTGACGGTTGCGGAAATTGTAGAAAGAGAAATTTTCGATCCTATTCTGCGAGCGCACGCGCACGTCACAATCGAAGATGTATATATTCCGCGTGATAACTGGCATCTGGTCAGGCCGAATCCAAACAGAACGGTTTATATCAAAATACTGCCGCAGGGTGGTGGCGGCGGAGGCGGCAAGAATCCGCTGCGTACTATCCTCACGATAGCAGTCGTGGTCGCATCGCTTGCCCTTGGCGGGCCGCTGGCCAGCGCATTAGGTATAGAAGCCATGACGGTTGCAGGATATTCAATATCAGCCGCAGCTATCGGCGGCGCGATTATATCGATCGCTGGCACGTTATTGATCAATGTTATCGCGCCCATCAGACCGCCCCAAATGGCAACGCTGTCATCGACGCAGACGCTGCAAGACAGTCCGACGCTATTCATTGAAGGCGCTCGCAACGCGGTTCGTCGATTTGAAACTGTGCCTGTTGTTTTGGGTTCATATCGGCAAACACCGCCTCTCGGCGCACTTTCTTATACCGAAGTGATCGGCGGCGACAATTATCTTCGAATGCTTCTGGTCTGGGGATATGGACCCCTGAAGGTCGAAAACATCCGCATCGGCGAAACGCCAATAACCGATTTCGATGGCGTGCAGATAGAAACTCGCGAAGGCAGAGCGGGTGACGCGGCGGTGACGCTATTCCCTGATTCGGTCGAAGAAGATTCTCTCGCCATATCATACACCGAAGCGACATCATTCACGCGCAGCGCACCGACCGGAGCCGATGAATTATCCGTAGATATTACATTCCCGCAGGGCATATTTTTTATCACCAACAGCGGGTCCAGAGTCAGCAACAGCGTCAGCTTCAAGATTGAATTCCGCGAAGTCGGCAGCGGGATATGGCTCGACCCGACATTTACAGCGGCGACAAGCGATCATACAAGCGGCGCAGCGATTACGATCACAGCGGCGTCGAACGCTGCGGTGCGGCATGGCTATCGATGGTCTGTGGCATCTCGCGGAGATTATGAAGTCAGGGTGACGCGCACAAGCGCATTGACCGGCAGCACACGCCGGGGCGAGGCTATGGCATGGACGGCGCTGCGATCCATTACTGACGAAGACCCTATCAATTTCCCATTCCCGCTCGCGCATACCGCGCTGATAATTAAAGCAACGGATCAGTTAAATCGCATCGTCGATGAACTGAACGCTGATGTCAGCAGTTATGTGGACAGCTACACCGGAACGCCGGGAACATGGTCGGAAGCAGTTTCGAGCAATCCTGCCGATCTATTCCGGCACGTATTGCAAGGCAACGGAAACGCTCGCCCGCTGGCTGATGCTCGTATTGATATCGACGGGCTGGAGGACTGGCACGATTACTGCGCTGCGCAGGGCTTCGAATTCAACATGGTGCGCGACTTCCAGACATCGGTATGGGATACGCTCGCAGATATCGCTTCGGCAGGTCGCGCATCGCCGACGCAGATTGATGGCAAGTGGTCAGTCGTCGTGGATAAGCCACAAGCGACTGCTGTGCAGCACTTTACGCCGCGCAATTCATCCGGCTTTGAAGCTGAGAAGGGCTTTCCCGATCAGCCGCACGCGCTTCGTATTCGCTTTCCGAATCGCAACAAGAGATTCGAACAGGATGAGCGGATTGTTTACAACGATGGATATAGCGAGGCCAACGCGACGAAATTCGAAAGCATCGATGCGCTTGGCATAACCGACCCAAATCACATCTGGAAATATGGCAGATTCCATCTCGCACAGGCAGCGGCGAGGCCAGAGCGTTGGTCGTTCAATGTCGATTTTGAGAGCTTGGTTGCAACACGCGGCGATAAGGTGCTGGTCACGCATGACGTGATACTGGTTGGGTTGCAGTCTGGTCGGATCAAAAGCCTGATCACCAGCGGCGGCAATGTCACCGGATTCGTATCCGATGAAGTGCTGACGATGGAATCTGGCACAAATTACGGCGTCAACATCCGCGCAGTGTCGGATGCTAATTTCTCGAAATCGATTGTCACCAATGCGGGTGATCAGACGACGATCACGTTCACAACTCCATTCGCGACCGGCACTATCGCAGAGGGTGATATATTCTCATTCGGTGTCGCTGGGCTTGAGACCATTGAAGGGCTTGTTCTTTCTATTGAGCCATCTATCGATCTCGCCGCGAAGATCATCTGCATACCATATGCCTCTGATATTTATACGTCAGACACCGGCACGATCCCGACGTTCGATAGCAAGATCACGCTGCAAGCTGCTACTCCTGCGGTTGATATTATTTCGGTGGTGTCTGACGAGACGCAATTGCAGCTTGGCTCTGGTAATACGCTGATCCCGCACATATCGATTTCGTTCCAAGATATATCGGACGAATTCACTGTGCTGGACACGCAAATCAGGGCAACCGGAACTGGCGAGAATTTCCAGCCCGCATCGATACTGTCGCAGAATAACGGCAACGTAATTCTCGATAACGTCGAAGAAGGCGCGACATACGATATAAGGCTGCGCTTCCGCGATCCGCAGCGTCTCCCCGGCGCATGGACGACGATTTCGGGACATACTGTCGTCGGGCAATCCTCGGCGCCGGCAGGGCTGCAAAACCTGCAAATATCGGTCGCGGGCGGCAATGCGATCCTGCGCTGGGATAGGCCGGAAGAACTCGACGTGCGCTTCGGCGGGCAGGTTAAATTTAGGCACGCGCCCGATCTTATCGCTGCTGATGCTGATTGGCCGGAATCGACCAGCATCGGCACAACGGCGAAGGGTGACGCGCTTATAGCAACGCTGCCGCTGAAGCCCGGAACATATCTGGCTCGCGTTTTCGACCGCAATGGGCATGGATCGCAGGTCATCGCAAAGGTCGCGACGAAACAGGCGAGCGTGCTGGCATTCGCGAACGTCACTAGCCTGACCGAGCATCCCAACTTTACTGGGCCGAAAACGGATGTGGTGCTTGATGGCACTGCTATAAAATTGGCCGGTGCTGGACTGCTCGACGCGCAGCCTGATGTTGATGCCATCGCCGACTTCGATGCGCTCGGTGGCGTCAAATCAACCGGCACATATGATTTCGCATCGGGATTCGATTTGACGACCGTGAAGCGCGTCAGGCTTACAAGCAGTATCAGCGCGGTCAGCATCAACCCGAATGATCTTATCGATGAAAGGACCGCGCTTCTGGACGATTGGGAAGACTTCGACGGCACGCTGCAAGCATCATCCGACTGCCGCGTTCAAGTGCGCGAAACAGACGACGATCCTTCTGGCTCTCCAACATGGTCAGCATGGAACAATCTCGATAGCGCAGAGTTCGAGGCGCGTGGCTTTGATTTTCGTGCTATATTAACAACAGACGATCCGGCTTTTAATACGCGAGTCAGTCAATTGTCTGTCGTCGCGGAGGAAATTTAATGAGAAAAGCGATATTGGACGACGATGGAAATCTGATCGATTTCGAAAAGAAATCTCGGCTGGCAAAAGACGATATTGATTGCGGCGACCTGCCAACAGACGGCAGCTATAGATTTGTCGGTGGTTCTTTTGTTAAAAATACAGCAATGATCCGGTCGAAAGTAAACCGCGACCGCGCATTGTATCTGCTGATTCGTGCGGCGCAGAATGGCGAAGACGTACCGCAGGAATGCGTAAGATACGCTGATTGGTACGCAAAACACTTCGGAGAATAGAAATGGCGCAAGAAGATTATACGATTGCAAATGCTGACGGCGCGACCGTTCGGGCGGATATTAACAGCCACCTTTCGGCTATCGTCAGCAACAACAGCGGCGCATCTGCACCGGCGACGACGTTCGCATTTCAATTCTGGGCCGACACTTCGACCGGACTGCTGAAGATACGCAATTCCGCGAACAGCGCATGGGTCACTATTGGCACGATGGCGGATGCTTTTCTCGGCTTGGCTGATCTTGATACGGCGCAGACGTTCACAAAATCGCAGCGCGGCACTATCACGACTGACAATGACCTCTCGCTGGATTTATCCGTCACGAATAACTTCAAATGCACCCCGTCCGGCGCAGGTGCATTGACGTTCACGAACCACACTTCTGGGCAGTCGGGCAACATCCTGCTGGACAACAGCGGCGGTCACGCGATCTCTCTGGCGGCGACGACGAAGGGCGATGCTAATCTGGCGACGACGATCAGCGTGGCTGGCACCTATTGGCTCTCGTACTATGACGACGGCACGAACGCCTATGTCGTCACAAGCGCGGTGTTTGCTTAATGTCAATTATCCAAGGCACATCCAAGGCGGCTGGCGGTGCTGGCTACGAGATTGATCAGTCGATCCGGTTTAATG